TGAAAAATATCTTGCCTGGCACATGGGGCGCCGTGTACAATCATTTTAGAAGCACTCGCACCCAAAAAATAATTCCTAATTCGGGAATAGATCCAAAAGGTAACAAAATTCGAAAAGCGCAAAGCATTGGACCTGGTGTAAGTGGAACGACCATAAGTGCAAGTGCAGCGACCGCAAGTGCAACTGGTGGCAAACAGTTGGAAAGAATTAACAGCGTGTTCTTGCCTCCAACGGCTCAGACTCAGCCTCAGCAACAACCAGTTAGCGCAAGCGGTAGTAGTGCAATTTATGTTACGACGAAAGATGCGTATACATTGACTGATGGTCCGACGATATTCTTGGCACAAGATGTAGAAAAAATTGCAAAGTTTTGCATACAACAAGCGAACATACCTGCGAAAATAATGGACGACATTATGGCGAAGATTGAGCATAATAATGTAATAAACTCGAATATTACGCAATTAGAAAAAGAATTGGAGGACGCTTTGGAAGAAAACACAACATCAAATGAAAATAAGAAAAGTGGTGGTAAAGACAAGGGCGGCAATGACAAGAAAATGGAACGCATGAATTCGGTAGACAATGTTGCGACGGTTGGCGTGAGCAGGTTGAAAGAGCAAATAGAGAATTTGACAGGAATGATTAAGCCAGCATCACTAAACAACGTGTTTGTGCCAAATAAGCCAGAACACATCGCGAAATGGGCGGAGGACGTTGCACCAAAGAATGTGTTCACGTGCGACATAGAGGAAGAAACCATCCTTAAAATTATGGGGTTGACAAATATGCAAAATAGTTGGAAAGTACTGTTGTTGATGGGGATTGGGGTGTTTACAAATCATGAGAACATTGCATATACTGAAATAATGAAAACGTTGGCGGACCAGCAAAAATTGTTTATGATCATTAGTTCGAGTGATTATATTTATGGCACGAACTATCAGTTTTGTCATGGATATATTAGTAAAGACATGAATTTGACACAAGAAAAAATTATTCAGGCGATGGGTAGAATAGGTCGAAACAACGTGCAACAGCATTATAGCATCCGATGTAGAGATGATGACCAGATCACCAAATTGTTCACTGCCGAGGCGGATAAGCCAGAAGTAATAAACATGAATATATTATTTAATAGCAAAGAAGTTGTATATGATGGCACAAATTACGTTGACAAATAAATAAACGAATCAATATAAATTATCATAAAAAAATTAAATAAATAAATATTTTTTATGAATGTGTTAATAAATAAGTTAAGTTAAGTTAACGTGTAACGCTATGACGGACATAGAATGCGACATATTTTTTTCGCGCACCATATTTTTCGGCCATAGTGATTGTTTCTGGTACTAATTTGGGAGCATCTTCCGCGTTAACATGTGGTCCGGTGTTTTGGCCTGCTTCGACGACGTCGAAATCGTTTGAAGTAGTGTCGGCATCGCATATGAGAGCGAGATTTGATTTTACTTGATAAATAAATTCGGCGACGGTTAAATTCGCGGACAGGTGAAGAGTTGTGTGGTTGTCAGTGTATGCTTGTTTAATGTAAAATGGAACGATTGTGTTCATTGCGCTTTCAATTGAGGAAGACATGTTTTGTAATATTGTTGTTGTTAATAAATAATAAAATTAAAAATCAATTTTATTTTATTATTTTGCAAACCAATTGTTTGCTTTCTCTCAAAAGCAAGCAAAGATTTCACTTTTTTGCTTTCTCTCAAAAGCAAGCAAAGATTTCACTTTTTTTGCTCATCCGGCTGGGTGAGCAAAGTTTTATAACACCCCTTCTCCGTATTTCTCATTAACCTTTTTATTTAATATTTCGAGTTGTTCTTTTAAGTCATATTCTTCAGGCAATACCATTTTAATATTTAATCTTTTTTCATCCATTCTTTTTTCAAATACTAAGTGAGGTTTCCCTCTTGAAACTATTAGAGAAACGTATTTTGGCAAAGTATCATCTTTTTCTGGATAGATGTCATTCTCTAGATTATCTACAACTTTGTTTGCTTGCAATAGTTTTTCTTGTATAGTTACTTTGCATGATTTTGTCGTGGACCACAATTTATCTAATTTTGGATGTTTTTCTACTCTAAAATATTCGCGTAATTGTGTTTTTTCTTTATCAGCGTAATCTTTGTAATACACTACGTATTTTTTAATCATATCTTGGGTGATTCCATTTGGTAAATTTTGCGCATTATGTTTTCTTTCTCTTTTTGTACCATCTTTAATTCCTTTTGTGTTTTGTTCCTGTTCTTTTCTTGTAGCAATTCTTAAATTTTCCCAAGAGTTGTTTAATGGATCTTGATCTATATGATCTACGCTGACATTTAATGTTCCCTTGCCATTTCCATGACAACCAGTGATAATTTGATGAATATATAAATTATTGTTTGCCATTACGTAGCCACTTTGCAATTTAAAAAATGTTATTTTGTTTTCTTGATTATTGGCATTTTCATGCTCTGCAATTTTATCTAAGGATTTTTGACATAATTTTATTATGGTGTTTTTTTCACAATACATTAACCAATATTCTCTATTATTTTCCACAATTTTCCACATAGGATTTTTTATAACATACGCGTCTGTCCCCGTTTCAGAAAAATGGCCTAGTTTAAAATCTAATACGTTGTATTTGTTAGTTATTTTTTTGTGAAAGTTGTGATAAATCAATATATTTTCTCTTCTCAAGTCAAATTTATTATTATTTTTAAATACATATTCAATGTTTGAAGAATCATATTTGAAAAAATATTCTAGATAAGATATTTTTTGATTATGTCTCAAATAATAAGGATAATCCTTTTCATCTGGATGATAATGAATAAAATTTCGATCAAAATTAATAATAGAAAATAAATCTTTAAAATCCATTAACACCGATCGATCATTAAAGCAAATAACTCCACAATTTAATTGCGCATCAAAATCATATGAAAGGTTGTAATTCATATTGTATATTATATAATATGAATGTCTTTAAGTAGTTTTCTATCTGAAATAATATATTTCAGTTTACTTAATTGGAGTACGCCAACCCGCCCATACCACTCATGATTCTGAGCACGTTGTAGTTTGTGGCATAAACACGCACTTTGGCAGTCTTGGTTCCCTCAACGGTGGCGTTGGAGAGCACAAGTTGGAGTGTGGCGTTATCAATTCTGGAGAAGTTGCACGTGCCGCTTGGTTGATGTTCCTCCGGGCGGAGGGCAAACGAGTAAACGTTAATTCCCTCATCAGGAGTGCGGGTGTGGGATTGCCAAGGTTGAACGTAGTTGAAGTAAGATCCTTCACGCTCGGAGAATCTATCTTGACCGTTGAGTTGTAACTTGGCAGTGACAACGGGGTTAAGGCCCCAGCAATGCATGTCCAAAGAGGTCTCGGCAAGAACGAATGTTCCGGCATCAGAGACAGAGGAGTTCTGTCCGCTGTTAAGGTTGGGCTCAGTGTAAGGAGCGTTGGGTCCGTTCCAGTATCCAGTGAGGTTCTCAACGGCATCAACGGCGCCGGCATCAGTGAACAACCCTTGGGCATCAATGAAGGATCGGCTATCACCGGCAACAGACTCAGGTCCACCGAAAGCATGGATAGCGTTGGGGAGAGCATCAATGGCATCAGTGTAGTTGAAGGGCTGGGCACCAAGCACCTTGTATAGAAGAGCATCACACACAAGGGAAGAGCAGTAATCAACGTTCTGATCAGGTTGCACAACCCACACGAGTTCTTTCACGGGGTGGTTGAAGTTCAACTTGATCTTGTTGCTGGAACTGCCGACAGACTCGTCACCAGTGAACTGGAGTTGGGTGATCAAGTACTCATGGGGGTTCTGGGCCATGCGTCTGCGCTCATCAGTATCAAGGAAGATATAATCAACATAGATAGAAGCAGCAACAAGGGACTGGTTGTAGGCAATGGCAGCAGGGACGGGGCGTCCAGTTGCCATCTGTCCGTTAGTTCCAGAGTAGGGGTTGGTGTTGCAGTTGAGGGTGGTAACAGCCCACAAGCACTCATCAATGGGTCTGATATCAAGGTTGATCTTGACCTCATGGTATTGAAGAGCAATCAAAGGAAGGGCAAG